AATGACAATATCTCAAAGGGGTGAAATAATTCATACTGGTTTTGCAATAGGCGGTATAATAAGTTTCACAAGTTCTGATAGTGGTTTTGCAAATGGTAAATTTGCAGATGTAAGTACAGCAACAACTAGAACAGTAGTTTTTAAATTAGCAATACCTGCTGGATTTACTAATAGTTCTGCTGGATTTTTTAATTGTAGCATACAAGCTACCCAACCTGTATTTAGTGCTGGTACAACTTGCACAAATAATACTTCATTAAATGGTTCTATTGCTAATTCTACTTTAACTACAAATGGCGGTACTTCTACAGCTTTAACATTATCATCTAAATTTACAGCAGGATCAAGTGCTATACTAGGCTATAGAGTAGAGAATGACAGACCAGATTTAATAGCTGTATCTGATATTACAGAAGATGGTGGTGCTGGTCAGGCAATACAGTTTACAGCTTTAAATGATTGTGGAGTAGCACAACTACAAATATACCCAGTAGATGCTTTAGCTAATAGCTGTGATGTATTTCAAAACGTACAAATAACAGTAAACGGATGTAATACTAATTTTGCTTGTAGTAATTTAAGTTTTAGTGGTGGTGGAGTAGCTCAATCAAACGGAGCTATAACAAAACCTTTTTCTAATGGAACTTTTGCAACTACTGCGTTTGTTTCTGTAAATTCTAATGGTTCAAATCCAATAGCAGGAACTACCCCAGCAGTAGCAAGTGCTGGTAATACTTCTGGATCAGTAAGACCTTTTACATTATATTTTAAAATGTTAATACCTAGTGGTTACAATAATACAGGAGATGGTAACCAATTTATATTTTGTAATGGGGGTACTTTTTTACAACAATCAGGAGGTTCTTCCCCTACTTTACCAGCTTTTGCTTATGCAGATTCAAACCATCACGATTACTATATAACAGAAAAAGGTGCTATTACAATAGGTACTGTAGATGAAGGAACTATTGAATCTTTTTTACCTATTGGTTTTAATACTGTAGATGAAGATACAAACAGAACAGTAGTGTTTACAATTAAATCACCTAATTTATCTAATAAATATAGCAATCCAAATACAAATGTAAATTCACCAGATATAACAATAACACAACCAGTATATACCCCTCCTTGTAGTGGAACTAATATTTTATATTTAACAAGTGCATTTAGATCAGGTACAGGAGATCAAAAAGTAAAAGTAGATTGTACAAAAACTTTTGGTTCTACAAATTCAGTAACATCTAGTATATCTTATGCAAATATAACAGCAGCAGTAAATGGTAGAATTTGTGAAGGTGGAGGTAAACCATTTTCAGGTGATATGCTTTTCTATGGTGTTTCTAGTTCTAGTGAAGGTGTCGTAGGCTTAGGAGTAACAAAAGCAGTATTTATTCAAATAGATAATTCTGGAGTAGTAAGAGATGTAGTATTACAAAGTTGTACAAATGGCACAAATGCAGCAATAGAATTATAAATAAAAAAAAATGAGTTTAAAAAGAATAGAATTAGAGTTAAGTGTTTTTACAGGTACAACTTCAAATGCACCATCTAGTGCTACTTATTTTATAAGTAAAACAATAGTTACAACACACACTAAGATAAACTTTGAAGTATCAGAACTTGTAAAAGATTATATTACACATAATTTTAACAATGATTATTTAAGTGATGTAGTATGGGTAAAAGTTACAGCAAATAAATTTGACCAAGATGATGTACCATTTAGTTTTGATAATCCTGAAACAGTTTACTATGAAGCTGTAGATGGATGGGGTTCTTTTGAAGATGGGGCAAATGCAGAATTAAGTACAGGAGCTTTAGTCACGTCAAATAATATGTATGTACCAGATGATACTGCTAGTAAGATCCCAATATGGGCTGGTGGCGTAGGTAAAGTAGTAATAGGATCAAGCACTACACAAATAACTGATAACGGAAACACAAACCAAAAAATACAATATATAACAGTACCAGCAAATTCTACAAGTGTAGCAATATTTGCAACTAATGATTCTACATTATTAAAAACAATTACAATTACAAATATATGTGAACCAAAATTTACACCTTTCAAGGTTACATTTGTAAACAAATTTGGTGCTTATGAAAATTTACATTTTTATAAAAAAACAAAAGAAAGTTTTAATATACAAGATGAACAATACAAAACAAACATAATAAACAATTCTACAGCTTCTTACAACACTAACAGCACACAAGAGCAAAGATATAACGTTACTGCAGAAACATCTTTAAAAATGAACACAGGCTATATTGTAGAAGATATGACAAGCACAATAGAAGAACTGTTTTTAAGTGAAAATGTATGGATAAGATATAATGATAAAACTTTGCCAATATTACCAATGACAAAATCAATGCAAAAGAAAACTGTACTAAACGATAAGTTAATTGATTATACAGTAGATTTTAAATTTGGATTTAACAAGATAAACAATGTACGTTAATGCAATCTATACAACTATATATAAAAGATGAGAATGATGTTTATCAACAAATTGAATTGTTTAAAGATGAAAGCATTACACTTACTCAAAGCATACAAGATGTAAAAGATATATCTAAAATATTTACAGATTATTCACAAACATTTTCAGTACCAGCTTCTAAAGTAAACAATAAACTTTTTAAACATTTTTACAATTATTTTATAGATGGTTTTGATGCAAGGCAAAAAAAAGATGCAAAATTACAATTAAATTTTAAACCTTTTAAAACAGGTAAAGTAAAACTAGAAGGGGCAACTCTTAAAGGAAATAAAGCAAATACATATAAACTTACCTTTTATGGAAGTACTATAAATTTTAAAGATTTAATTGGTGATATAAAACTACAAGGTTTATCTTATTTTAATACTTCTAACTTTACTTATTCAGCAGCTCGAGTAAAATCTATGTTAAGTAGTGCAGCAAATGTAACTGTAGCTGGTAGAAGATGGGATGATAGTTTGCTATTTCCTTTAATAACACACACCGATAGATTATATTATGATAGTGAAACAGATGGAGCAAATGCAAATGGTTTAGCTAATCTTTTTTGGAAATCAAATGGTAACACAGCACAAGGTGTAGATTACAAACAGCTAAAGCCAGCTATAAGGGTTATAATGTTGTTTGCAGCTATTGAGTATCAATTTCCTCAGATTGAATTTAGTAATGATTTTATTAGTATAGATAACCCAGCTTTTTATGATTTGTTTTTATGGTTAAATAGTAACGAAGGTGATCTTGTACAAAGCACGGATACTATCTATACTTATATGCAACCTTTTACAAATGTAGAATCAAATTCTAAAGCAAGAAGAAAAGGTATAAGAACTGAATTTTGTGATGTATTTAATGCAGGTAGTTTTGATGTACTAGCAGGTGGAGAAGTAAAAGTATTAATGGGTAGTTTTACAAGTTCTGCTTCTGGTGAGTATAGTGTTATTGTAAGAAGAGATGGTGATGTAGTTGCTGAATATGATAAACTAACTGGAAGTAAAAGCCCAATAGACAGATTAGAATTACAAACAGGTAGGCACACTATTCAAATAGGTGCAACTGCTGCTGCTAATTTTACTGCTAACTTTGAAGTTTTTGCTTTATATGATGGTCGTGATCCTAGTGTATCTTGGAAATCAACAGCTTCTGTATTATCAACTACACAAGTAAATATAAAGGATCATTTACCTGATATGAAAGTATTAGAATTTATAACTTCTATATTTAAAATGTTTAATCTAACAGCTTACATTGATGAAAAAGGATTAACTAAAATACAAACATTAGATTCTTATTATGCAGGTACAACAGAAACACCTATAGCTTACTATGATATAACTAAAGATGTAGATATAAAAACATCACAAGTAGATGTAGTAATACCATTTAATGAAGTAGATTTTAAATATAAAGGAACTGAAAACTTCTTTGCAGAAGATCATAAAAATAGATTTGGTTCTGAATGGGGATCACTATCTTATAAAGAAGAAAGATTTGAAGGTGATACTTTTAAAATAGAAATACCTTTTGAACACTTTAAATATGAAAGGTTATTTAATCAAACTGGAAACGTACCTACTACTATTCAATGGGGATGGGCAGTAGATAAAGATAAACAACCAACTGTAGGAGAACCGTTATTGTTTTATCCTGTATTAACCTCAAATACAACTGTAGGTACTACACCAACTGCAATCAGTTTTATAGGTGCTTCTGGTCACGAAGAAATAGCAGGAAGTGTAGGGTATTATGTACCATCAAACTCAAATACTTTTAATGATATAGGTAATTTAAATTTTAATGCAGAAATAAACGAATATGTATCACGACCATTTAATAAAACATTATTTAATCAATATTACGAAACCTATATAAAAGATATATTTAAAACAGAACGTAGATTAACAAATTTATCTGCATATATATCTGTAGGAGTATTAACTAATTTAGAATTATACGATAGATTAATAATAGCTGATCGTGTATATAAAATAAATAAAATAACAACAAACTTTGAAACTCAATTATCAAAATTAGAATTAATTAATGTATTTGATGATAGAAAATTTGTACAAAATCTTAACCAAGCAATAGCAACAGTAGATGCTGATTTTTCTGGGGTAGGTTTAACAGCAGATTCTACTTTAGTTACAGCAGATGCAGGTGTAGAATACGAAGAAGTAATACAAATGCCTATCAGGCAAATACCGACAACAATACCAACAAACACACCTGAACCAATAAACAATGTACCGTGTACTGTTACAGCTTCAACACTTGGACATCCAACACAAAACACAAATACAAACAGCACAGTATTCTTTAAGCATACAATAAGCGCTGTTGGTAAAATTTGTGAAGTACAAACATTAGAAAGCTATGGATTTATTCACGCTGCAACCGAAGCATTAGTTACTGGAACTGATTTAAACACCTTAATAGCTGCAAGTGGTGTTACAACTATACAATATAGACCAAGTGATGTTACAGGGTTAAATAATGCACAAACATATACTGCAGAGGTTACTGGTTTATCACAAAATACTGTAAAGTTCTGGAGATTCTTTGCTAGAACAAACACTACAACAAATTTTGATAAAGTAGATGCTATATCTGGTATATATGCAAGTATAGCAGCAGCAAGTGTAGTTTATGTAGAAACTTCTAACGTAATAGAGTACACAATAGCAAATGGAGTTGAACAAGATAACGAATACCGTACACTAAGAATAATGGATAAAGATCAAAACCTATTAACCTATACAGGTTTAAGAGGTTACCCTGATAGATTATATTCTAAAATAGTTCCTTATGTAATAGAAGGCTTACCCCTTAGTTTTACTGCTGGTTCTGGTGGTTATCAAGGTCAATTAGCAGGTATTTTAGGAGAAGGTCAACTAGCTTACTACCACGCTACAGATAGACAAAAAGCAATTAATGCAGCAAAAGCTGGAGCAGTAGGTAACACAGGCGCAATTAGGGTTTCAGGTTTACAAGCAACAGTAAAAGGTATTTCAATACTTAATATAAGAAGATCAGCCCTAGAATTTGAAAATGTTACTATATATAGAAATATGTTTCAAGGTAGAATAGGAGCATTTGGTGCAATAGGAGCATATCCTGATGGATTCTTTGCGTATAAACTTCATAACTATTCAATAGAGCCTACTTATGATTATATAAATTCAACAATACCTAGTGATAGTTATTTAAAAAACTATGCTGATAACTTTCCACAAGCAGAATTACCTATGGTTAAATCAGTACAGCAATTAAATGGAATAACTAAAAACGGTCAACTAAATTAATTATGTTAGATAATATATTACAGTTATTAGAAATAGCAAAAAGCGAAAAAGCAAAAGGCGAATTTATTGATATTGCTTTAGGTAAAAACAAACTACCTGAATCATTAAAAGAAGCCTATGCACAATACAAAAAAGGATTATGGCAAAAGTAACAATAGAAGTTGATTTACTGAGTAAAAATGCACAAGCGGAAATTGAAAAGTTAAATAAAGGAATTGAAAAAGTAGATGATTCTGTTAAAGAAACAAATGAGTCGTCTAGTGAGTTAGGCGGTACTTTAGATAATGTAACTGGAGGGGCGGTTTCTGGTTTTGCTGCAATGAAAACATCTATCGGAAGCGTTACAAAAGGATTTAGAACAATGGGTGGGGCTATAAAGGCCACAGGTATTGGGCTTTTAATTTTAGCAATTGCATCTTTATCAGCGGCTTTTACAACTTCTGAAGAAGGACAAAATAAGTTTGCTAAAGCAATGTCTTTTGTAAGTGTTATTACTGGGAACTTAATGGATATATTAGCTTCATTAGGAATGGCATTAATAGATATTTTTGTAAATCCTGTACAATCATTAAAAGACTTTGGAAATAGCATTAAGGAATTTGTTATGGATAAGGTTGATCAGTTAATGGGTGGAGTAAGTTTATTAGGTTCAGCATTTAGTAAGCTATTTGATGGAGATTTTAAAGGTGCGCTTGAAGATACTTCTAAAGGATTCATTGAAATAAACAGGGCCATTAATCCAGTAGTAATAGCTGGAGAAGCATTAGCGGCAGGTATTATAAAAACAGTTAATGCAACTAAGGATTTAATTATTGAAACTGGCAAAGAATTAGCACTTGCATCTAAAATTTCAGACATGCGAGCTAATGCAGATAAAGCAGAAAGGGCTCTTTTGGTTGATAGGGCTACAGCTAATAGGGACAGGGCTGAATTATTAGAAAAGGCTGTAAATAAAGAAAAGTTTACTTCAAAAGAAAGAATAGAATTCTTAAAAGAAGCTGGTAAAATTGAAGAAGAAATTACAAACAAAGAAATAGCAGCTGCAAAATTAAGATTTGATGCAAGGGTAATTGAAAACAGTTTAGCAGGATCAACCAAAGCAGATCTTGATGAAGAAGCACAATTAAAAGCCAAGTTAATAGAACTTGAAACCGCAAAACTTACAAAAGCAAAAGAAGTCACAAGTCAATTACAGGCTTTAGGTGCAGAAGTAAAAATGCAAGCAGATGCAGAATTAGCAATAACACAAGCAAAAGAAGATGGAATAGATGCAATCACTTTAGCATTTAAAGAAAAAAGAAAAACCGAAGAAGCCGAAACCTATTTAGAAAAATTAGATTTAGAAGAAGAAAGAAAAATAGCTGAATTAGATGCTTTTGGTGCAACCCAACAACAAAAACAAGACATCTTAGATTTTTATGCTGGAAAAAGGATTGAACACGCAAAAGAAGAAGGAAAAAAAGAAGAAAATTTAGATAAAAAAGTAGCAGGCGCAAAATTAAACATTGCAAAACAAGGACTTTCTTTAGTTATGGATGTAGCTGGCAAGGGTAGTAAAGTAGGTAAAGCGGCAGCTGTAGCAAGTGCAACCATATCAGCAATTGAAGGGACTATGAATGCTTATAAAACAGCACAAGGCAGCCCAGTAACAGCGGCCTTTCCAGCCTATCCAGTTATCCAAGCTGGAATAGCGGCAGGATTTGGGGCGCTGCAAGTTTCGCAAATATTAAAAACACAAACACCCGGAGGGGGTGGCGGAGGTGGTGGCATGGCAGCGGTATCAGCCCCAACCCCACCATCATTTAACGTTGTAGGTGCAGCACCAGAAAACCAATTAGCTGAAGTAATAGGCCAACAAGAAGATAAACCAATCCAAGCATTTGTAGTCGGGTCAGAAGTAACAAGCCAACAAGCATTAGACAGAAATATTGTAGACAACGCCAGTTTAGGATAAAAACAACAAAAAAAAATTAAATTATTATATTAGTATGGACATTATAGAACTTTTTATAAACGAAGACGATGAAGTTTCAGGGATTGAAGCGATATCGGTTGTAGAAAACCCAGCAATTGAATCTGATTTTATAGCTTTAAAAAACCAAGAATTTAAATTAGCAGAAGTAGACAAAGAAAAGCGTATTCTTATGGGTGCTGCTTTGATACCTAACAAGCCAATTTATAGACAAAGTGAAGAAACTGAATACTATATATATTTCAGTAAAAATACTGTCCGTAAAGCTAGCGAATTGTTTTTTATAAAAGGAAACCAAAATAACGCAACTTTAGAACATCAATTAGAATTAAAAGGTTTAACAGCTGTTGAAAGTTGGATAGTGGAAAGCGAACAAGATAAAAGCCGAATGTATAATCTAAATGTTCCTATTGGAACTTGGATGGTAAGCATGAAAGTAAATAATGATGAAGTATGGAAATCGGTAAAGGCAGGGGAATTAAAAGGTTTTAGTATCGAAGGCTACTTCGCAGATAAATTAGAAAGACCAAATGAACCAATTGAAGATAACCTAGAAATTCAAGCACAAGCTAAAATTGACAAGTTAAAATCTTTATTTGATGAGTAGGATACCTAGCCCACAAACAGGAAGAAGGGCTTGCCTTTGCGATGATGGAACTTATTCTATTAATTGTTGTAAAGGCAATTTAAGCCAACAAGGCATAGGAAATATAACTAAAACTTCTGTAAGTAGGTTTTTCAAAGTAACAAGTTGCGTTGATAATACTGTTAAGCATATACACACACAAGATTTGTCATTAACAGTAAACAATGTGTATTATTTAAAATTTGTGCATCATCATAATTCTGGCTGTTATACAATTACAGCAACAAGAAACAGCGGCCACTTAGATATAAGTTCTGCAACTGCTAGTAATAATTGTACTGCTTGTATTGCTGCAAACTAAAAATATAACAAAATGCTATAAAAACACTTATATAAATAAGGTTATAACAGAAACATAACAAACTAACAATAAATATATTATAAAATATATGAAAGCGACTGAATTAATAAATAAAGTAAAAGAGGTTATCGGTGTTGAATTAACCGAAGAGCCTAAAGAAGTAAAGTTGGCACAAGCTGAACTTGAAAATGGTACTGTAATAGAATCTGAGGAATTTAAAGAAGGTTCTGAAGTTTTTATAGTAACCGAAGATGAAAAAGTTGCCCTTCCAGTAGGTGAATACAAACTAGTTGATGGGGAATCATTAATTGTAGAAGAAGAAGGTATTATTAAATCTATTGGTGAAGCAGAAGTTGAAGAAGAAGTAGAAGCAGAAAAAGAAAAAGATGAAATGGCTTATGCTACCAAAGAAGAACTTGAAGAAGTTAAGAAAGTAGTAGAAGAAATAAAAGCAATTTTACTTCCTAAAGAAGAAGAGCAAGAAATGACAGAAGAAACTTCTGGAGTTAAATCTGAAGAAACTACTACTAAAACAGTTTATTCATCTAAAGAAGAAATGTCTGAAGTAGAAAAAGTAAATCACAAGCCAGAATCAGATTCTAAACCTAATTTAAACTTACATGGACAAAATAGAGCATTAAGCACTTTAGATAGAGTTATGGCTAAAATTGCAAATAAATAATAATAAATAAAATAAATAAAAATGTCACAAAAAATAACAACAAGTAATGACGTATTAAGAGCAAGATCAAAGCAAGAAACTTTGACAACAACTCAAGATATTAGTGTTAATGATGCTGGTACAGAATTTAACATTGCGACAGATGCTAAAATAATGAGTTTACCTGCTATTTCTGCAGAAAATATAGGAATGGAATTTACTTTTAGAAACACAGGGGCGGATGAAGCTAATACTGTGCAACTTAGCCCAGCAGCAACAGATGCTATTCACGGAACAGTAGCAGCGGTTTCTTCAGGCGGTGTAAATAACAAAGATTGGATTAACACTAAAGCAACATCTAATAAAGGAGATTGGTGTACACTTAAAGCAGTAGCACTAACAGACTGGTATTGTACTGGTGGAGATGGTGTATGGGCAAGTGAATCATAATAATTAATAAAATAAAAAAATATACAATGAAAAAAGTACAATTAGCGACAACTACGAATATCACTTCCTCTTATCAGGGAGAATTTGCGGGAGATTATATATCCGCCGCTTTATTGAGTGGGTCAACGTTAGATAACGGTTTAATAACAGTTAAACCAAATATTAAATTTAAAGAAGTAATTAAAAAAGTAGAAACTGATGGAATTATTAAAGACGCAACCTGCGATTTTGATCCCACTTCTACTTTGACTTTAACAGAAAGGGTCTTACAACCAGAATATCAACAAGTAAATTTACAATTATGTAAAAAAGACTTTCAATCTGATTGGGATGCTATTTCTATGGGGTATTCTGCATTTCAAACTTTACCAAGTTCATTTGCTGATTTCTTAATTGCTCATGTTTCTGCTAAAGTAGCACAAAAAACGGAGCAAAATATATGGAATGGAGCAGCTGCTAATCAAGGAGAGTTTGATGGGTTTAGAGCAAAACTTTTAGCTGATGCAACTGTTACAGATGTAGGTGGTGGAGCAGCTGTTACAGCCGCGAATGTAATTTCTAAAATTGGTTTGGTAGTTGATGCAATCGGTTCAAGCCTTTACACTTCTGAGGACATGTTTATATATGTTAGTCAGAATGTTGCGAGAGCTTATGTGAGAGCATTAGGAGGATTCGCGACGAATGTAGGTGCGGCTGGTGTAAATTCAGATGGTACACAATGGTACACAGGCGGTACATTGAGCTTTGACGGTGTAAAATTGGCAGTAGCAAATGGATTAGCTGATAATACAATGGTCGCGGCAGAGAAAAGCAATTTATTCTTTGGGACGGGCCTCATGAATGACCAAAATGAAGTAAAAGTCATTGACATGGCTGATATTGATGGGTCGCAGAATGTAAGAGTAGTTATGAGATTTAGTGCTGGGATTGAATTTGGCATCGGATCAGATATAGTTCTTTATTCTTAATAAATAATTAATCAAAAAATTAGGGTAGGTAAGCAATACGCCTATCTACCCTTTTTTAAAAAAAAAATAAAAAACAGATGGCTTGTGATTTAACTTTAGGAAGAAAAGAACCGTGTAAAGATTCGGTTGGAGGAATTAAGAATGTATACTTTGTAGACTTTGGTAAACTAGGAACTGTAACCATAGCAGCTGATGAAATAACAAATATGACAGGAACTACAATAGGTGGTTCTGCAAATAGTTTAACAGCATTTAAATATGAAGTAAAGGGTGGAAGTAGTTTAGAACAAACAGTTACAGCCAGTAGAGAAACTGGAACTACTTTTTACGAACAAACTTTAAATCTTACTTTAAAAAAATTAACTAAAGAAGATAATAAAGAATTAAAATTACTAGCTTATGGTCGACCGCATGTGGCAATAGAAGACTATAACGGTAATGTGTTTATGATGGGCTTAGAAAATGGCGCAGATGTTTCTGGAGGGACAATAGTTACCGGAACAGCAATGGGGGACCTTTCGGGGTACACTTTAACATTTAGCGGTCAAGAAAAAGTACCTGCAAACTTTATGGATTCAGATACTAAAGATATTGACTTCCCATTTAGTGTGCAAGATTATGCAGGACTAGATGGTACTGTACTAATTACTTTAGGTACAAATACATAATTGGTTTTAATTAGTAGAATAAGGGGTAGCAGAAATGTTACCCTTTTTTTTTGTTATATAATTAGGTTAGTTAATAAATTGTTTATATATTTACAAAGTAATAAAAAAACAAGTTCATTAAAATATTGAAATTTAGTTAGCATGCCACATGCGGTTTAACATTAATGATTGTGGGAATGAAACCAATGCTATTCGGAACGGAGTTGAAAAAAAATAAACTTTATAAACTTATTTTTTGATGGAACAAATGCTAGAATAGCCAATTTAACTTATGGACACATAACTTCCTCCTTGAAACAGAACTAACTATTATTTCATATTTAAATAAACCCTTACAAAAATGTAGGGGTTTTTTTTTGGTTTATACTTAACAAAAAACTAATTATTTTATTATATAAGTATGCTAATATTGCAAGACACAAATAACGCCCAAATTATTAAATTTATACCTCGCAGATGGGTTACAGGTAGAACATATAATATTAAGATTATAAACGAAACTACTAACACAATCGCATATAATGTAAATTCTACAGGAATAACAGAAACCTTATATTATAATAGTTATTCTGCAGCATTCCCAAACTTAAAAGAAAATATATATTATAATTTAATTATAACAGGTGTAACAGTTGCAGGTATTACTTTTAAGGATAGAATATTTTGCACAAATCAAACAGTATCATCTTATTCTGTAAATCATAACGAATACACCGCACAAGCATCTGACAACGAATACATCACAATATGAAAGACAATCTACATATAGTAAGCTTAGCTTCTTATAATAGACCTAAAATTACAGAAGACCCTAAACGTGATTGGGTTAATTATGGTGAAGACAATAACTACTATCAGTATTTAATTGATCTGTATATTAATTCAACTACTAACCATTCAATAATTTCTTCGGTATCGCAGATGATTTATGGTAAAGGATTAGATGCTTTAGATAGTAATAAAAAGCCTGATGAA